CTATATAAGAAACGCTAGGGTATCTAGGTGAATAAATATCCGCATTAAAGAATCTGTTTTTTGCGGAAACTTGTGGACCTAAATTATCTTTATTAGCTATCAAGGTGATGTCACCAAAGGATGACATAGGGTGATCTTTATTAACTACAGCAACAGAAGGAACGGGTATCCCCCCTAGTTTGCTTGAATGTAGCAAATTTTCAAGGCTTAAGTTATGGACTAGCGCAAGATTTTTAGATGATTGATGATAAATATTTTCATTTTTCTGACCAAAGTCACCATCATTATCAGTAGCTGATTTTACTTTATCCGTAAAGAACGAAACTATCTCTATCACATCACCAAGCTTATCATGATGAAGAATAGCCCCATCATAACCAATATCTACAAGATTCTTAGTAAAGGCATCGACAGAATCTTGATTTGCACTCATTAATGTATCTTTGTCGGCTTCTCCAGCAATATATGGATTTTTGACAGCAACATAAAGAGACATTACATTAGCTAATGATTTTGCGCCATCCTTGTTTCTTGCATGAGCTAGTGCTGGCTCTTCTTTGTCGTAAGCATAAACACCTCGACCAAGCCAGCCATTGTCTTTCCTATTTGGATGATCTAGGTTGAATCCTTCTTCAATGGTATCTTTTGTTCCATGATAGAAGATGATGGGTTCTTTGCTTTCTCCCACCAAAGGTCTTGAGTTTGACGATCTGGAAGCGCCTGAAGAACCGCTGATAACTCCTGTTGCGTTCGTGCTTTCTTCAACATCGCTAACCAATCTTCTAAGTTCGACGCCGTCTCTTTCCCAGTCTCCATAAAACCTCTTAAAATTTTGAGTTCTAACTTGAATCCATTGTAACTTAGTCAGGCTAGTTCTTTCACCATTTGGCGTAAGCATGGCCCCATTTTTTTCTGTACCATCCTCATTAAAATAAATTGCTTCTATTTCATTATATTGATGCTCTGAATCTACCGACTCCTTACTTGACCTGATAGATTCTGACTGATAATAATCCTTCTCATTAACCTCAGTTGCATCTTTAAAATGATTTCCATAATCAATAACAGGAACATGACTAATACCTAGCTCTTGAGCCGCGTATGCTCTATGTCTACCATCTTCCTTACCACCTTTTCTAATCAGTAAAGGATCTAAAGTATTACCATTAAGAATATGCTCTTTAAGCAAGTCGATGTTTTCACGCGACTCAGTATCCATAGTTAGCGGCTTGACGGTTGCTAAGTAGTTCTCTGGAGTAACATGAACCATGCGACCACCATCTTCTTTGAACGTACCCTCTCCATACCATTCATCGCGATTAGCTAATGGATAACTACCTGACTGATTAAACTGATTACCACCCATGCCCTCACCAACAAAACCAACCCTTTGCTTGGCGTGCATTTCTTCTGGTGATATATCTAGTTGTGAGCCTCTGGTTGATGCACGATGTGCAGCCAATGTTGCATAAAATTCGTTCACTGTAGGGCTAAATCTGCCCATAGCGTTAAGTTCTTCTAATACCTTAGACTTTACCGCATCACGACTTGCAATGTGCGCAGCATCGACATTCTCGGCATTCATGACACGCTCAACATGAGACTGAAGATCTGCTGCGTTATCGTTCATATACTCATGAGCTTGCGCACGTGTGTAGTCATCCCCCTCGATACGTAAATGATCGACTAAAGCAGCACCGATATCTGATGTTGAAACACGAGTTGCAAAGTCAGCAATAGGTATTTTTATCTCTCCACCAGTCGCTAGCATCTCAGGTAATTGTTCAGCTACACCAGGTAATAAAGCAGATAACTTCTCTGCCATTCCTGACTGCTGCAAGGTATTAGCATTGATATAAAAGTTCTGAGCCGATCCGTTATCTGTGGCCTGGGTGATGAAGTCATGAATAATGACAGGATCGCGTTTCAATACTTTGCTAGCTTCCATTAGTTTATTCATCTGCTCAATGCTAGCTGCTTGTTGGTCAGCCTTGCTTGAGTCAGTAACACCACCATTGATATGTTCTTGCACTTTATCAATAGACTTTATTAGCGCCGCATTACCACCCAGACCAACAATAGTAGCCACTAAGGTTTCAGCTGCGGCATCCGGCATAGTTGCCAGGTAATCTTTTATTGGTCGATCTGGATGCTGAACAGTCCAACCATTTAATCCCTGCAATGCCGTAGCCGCTTGCTCGCCAACAACTTCAGGAATGGCTTGATGCAGCATCGTCTTGAATATTGATGACCCTGCATTAAGATCACCAAATAATTTATTAATGCCCCATTTTTCAGTCACATATTCTACAGCTGCATCAGCAAGACCATGAACGGTCGAGACAGGTGTGCTTAATCCTAGATCGGTATCTTCACCATAAGTCTGCCCATACACTAAAGCAGACATTGACGACAAAGCCAGATTTGGATTTCTAGTGGAGATTGCAGCAGCTAGTGTAGGTAAGTTTTGAGCTAAAGACATACCACCAGATACAAGACCCTTACCAAGCACGCTTTCTGCTTCCGGCTTTAGATAGTCGCGCCAGGCTTCTTGACCATGACGCAAGCCTTTAATAGCATCAGCTTGTTTATAAAGTGGGTTATAACCATCAGGAATTAATGGATCAACTAGGTCGCCGGTATTTTTAAATACGGACTCAACAGCTCCGAGTCCACCTGCCGTAGCAGCATAGATACCCGCACCTAAAGTGCCAGCCGCATTCTTTCCAAACTTAACAGCAGTTTCCATGCTGCTTAGATTATCTATATCATCATGAACAATCTTAGCCTTGTCAAAATCGCCCAGTGTGTTAGTCGTTACCGGATTATTAACAGGCAATACCGCCCAGTCAATAGTCCTTAATTTATCCTGAGACTTCATTTCTTCAGGGTGTTCGCGAACTGTGTCAACAGGTACGCCATTGCGTTGAGCTACAGCTTTTATATGTGCTTCATAATCCGCATCGGCATCAACTGAAGTCATAACGCCAGCACGGGCAGCAGTAACTTTTTCGCCGCCTAAAAATCCAGAGACAGCAGAGTCAGCATCAAATTGATTATCTTCCATTATTTATTCATACCGTTGAAGTAACTACCGAGAATCTGGCCGTCAGTTGGATCATCGACGCCATGTTTTTTGAAGGCTGCTTTAATACTTGCTTTAACTTCTGGCGGAATTTCATTAGCCTTTGTCAATAAGAGTTGCTGACTTTTTGTGCCATATTCAAAGCCAAGGAATGTCTTTTTAAATTGAATGTCTTTAGCGAATAGCCCGGTAATATACTTATTGATTTCAGACTCTTTGAGTTTCTTACCTGTCTGAGCTTGCTGCTCTAAAATAGAGTCATTAATATATTTTTTAATAGTGCCTAATCTAGCCTTGCCAGCCTCGTCTGAATCCTTTGGCGTCGTATCAATATTTAATTGACTCAGCACATTATTAGTTACTGAATTAATAGCTTGGGTATCTAAATTGTCAGGTGACTCCGAAGAAGTTGTGCTATTAAAGTTATTGCGTTGAGCTGCAAAATGTTTCCAATCTGCCTCAGATAAGTCCGCTTTATAAGCTATAAACTGTGCAGCCGTGAGATTTGCTAATTTTGTCGGATTATCATTAAGCTCAGTATAGACAGCAAGATCTGAATGCTCTCGACCTTTACCATGTGTATTAACTAGATCCTTAGCATAATCATCAACACTCTTGATTTTATCGCCAGGTATCTGATCTCTTAATGATTGAGGGATAGCGTTTATATCACCGCCATTCTTGTGCAGTTCTGTCATCACTTGAGAGACTGCGGAATCTTCATTCTGCTTAGTCGCTTGTGTATGGAGTTCGAATAGGTGTTCGGTATTCGTCATTGTTGCCTTAACAACATCAGCCGATGAGTTCTTAGGTAGCGCATTGATTGCTGCATGAACCGCATCTTCTTTGGTTGGAGGCTTAGGGCTGCCAGCACCGGCATTATATTCACCCATGTTTTTTGAAACATAGTTCTGAGTTTCATCTGGTAGCATTGAAAGCCAGTTATCCCCCCCTTTTTGAACAGCCTCTTTTAACGCGCCAGGTCCAGCATTATATGCAGCATAGGCTTTTGCTAGATCGCCATGATTATCTTGTAGTTGCTTTTGAAAGTAAGCCTTGCCAATAGCTTTGTTATATTCAGCGTCATACTTCCACTTATTCTCATCCCAAGGAAGTCCGGCCGCCTTAGCGGCATCTGGCCCTGTATCTTTCGTTACTTGAGCTGCCCCAACCGCCCCTTTAGGGCTAGTGACCGGCTCAGGCGTATCATGGAATACTGACAGCCCATCCTTTATGCGCTGTCTTGCATGGTCAACTGCTACCTTTTCAATATCGGCAGGAAGTTTCTCATTAGTAGGATGCGTTAATAACCAATCCTTCTGATCTTTGCTTAAAGTAGGGACTAGGGTAGGGATCTCCATTTCCTTACCATTGATATTAACTCCAATAGTCAGCTCAGTTGACACATCACCATCAGGGCGTTTTAGCTCACCAAAATAACCACTGCCTTTTGCTGTACCGTCATGGCGTAACCCATAAAACTTGGTATCTTTTGAATACTGACCGGTTGGTGATTCTGATCCTAACAATATATTGAATGAACGATCACCATCATTAGGAACCATCCGTGATTTCAAACCTTCAACAGTTGAAAAGGCAGTAGATAAAGCAACAGCATCGCCTTTACCTTTTGCTATCTTTGTATAAGCAGTCGTAAGGTCATCTTGATTCATATCCTTGGAGAAGTTCTGCAGGACATTGTGAGCTGTTGAAAAATCCCCCTTATCTAATGCACCGCTGATAACTTTATTTAATGCACCTGAGATATGCGTCTGTGCCATCACAGCGCCTGACTCAGCCCCTTGTCCATTTGTAAGAGCAAGCTGCGCACTGTTCGCTTTTATTTGATCGATAGATTTTGTTATACCAGCATCGTCGTTATAGTTAAGCCCGATATTATTAACCTGGGCAGTATTATTAGCCTCTAATGTAGTCTTGACATAGACACGATGCTGTTCAGCTTCATGCCCCATCAACTGACCACGCATAGTCATCAGCATAGATGTTGAGTGCTGATTAAAGAGTGCTTTCTGTTCGTTGTTACCAAGAGTGTCAGAGATAGCTTGCTGCTGCTTTACTACGTCATCATAAGCAATATCAGATACGGTTTTATTCTCATTATCTTTTCCGCCACCCACAAAGGCAGCCTCACCTGTTTTAAGCAATGCTCCATTAGGGCCATACATAGCATCTTGCACATGAGTCATCATCTGAGTACTAGCATCTAAGACGCGGGCATCACTGGCTTGCTTTAGTTGCTGCTTATAATGATCGACCGCTAAATTCGTGGCGTCATGAGCTAGGCTTTTAGTTAGGTCAGTACCGACTTGCATAGCCGCTTTCTCAGTACCGCCAAGAAAGTCATCGGCAGTATAGTGAGTCGTTAGCCTTGCATTAGGTAAGCCTTGTTGTTCGACTGATTGCTGATATTCTGGAACTCTCATTGATTAACCTTTAGCCATTTTAGCACCAGCGAATGAAGTAGCTGCACTACCCACAGAGCTAAGTAATGACCCGCCTGCAGTCATTGCACCTATCGCTGCTGGATTAATGCTATTAGCTTTCCACGTTTCCATAACAGATGAATTCTGGTCATTCATACCTTGTACGCTGTAGCCCCATGCTTGACGTGCGGCATTCGATTGAATGGTATTGACATCGATGCCGCCTAAAAACTTGGTGCTGGCTAACATATCTTGTGCCGAGCCTTGGGTAAGATCGATGCCATTGGCTGACATTTGTGCGCGCTGATCGCCTATCACCGAGGCTTGTTTACGCATAGCGTTCTGCGCATCAACTTCGCCTTGTTGTAAGGTAGAAGATCGGTTCTGTGCGTCGATAGTCGCGTTATTACTAGCAATCTGTGCATTATAGGCTGCTGCCTTTTGTGCTGCGTCTGCTTGTTGTGCAGCCTGCACACCCTGCATAGTTGCTGATCCAACTGAAGCAACAACAGCAACAGAAACTGCAACAATAATCCAACTCATACCAGTAACTCCTGATTGCTTGAGGTTAAGCAATAGTTCTCATATTGCTCAAAGGTATCAACGACCAATGCTTTTTCAAGCTCAGAGATGTCCGTGCCTTCAATAGCATGAATGGTAGTAAAAACAGTATCTTCGTGGGCATAGCCGATGCGCTTAACGCCAGGCTTAGAGAGGAAGGTTAGATAGCCAGTAAAACGACCTTTGCCATCTTGTGAGGCAATTTCTATATCGCCGTTAAGAATACAAAGATGCTCTGTTTTATGTATCTTTCCAGTAAGAACAGTGCCTTTAGGAATACGGACTTCTCTGGCATAGACGCCAGGTGAAAAATGATGGATAACTTCGGGGCTTATAGGGTTATTAGACTTAAGTAATATATCTTCTGCTGCAAGTATCGCTGTTTTAAAATCGACCGAATCAGGCAGTATCTGGGATAGTTCGTTCATCGCGCACCATTTCAAAGCGTATTACTGGAAATCCGGGCTTGATCTCAAGAGTCTCTTTGAAGGTGAACCCTATCGTCTTAAGCCAGCGGATCGTCATTTTGTTTCTGACATCAACTATGTTAGACAATATAGGCCATCGTTTGGACATCATCCGCACGATGCGTTTGGTACGCCGCGTTAAGTTAAGAACATGACTGTCCATAGCATTAGTCACTAAGAGCCAAGGATTACCCACAACCGAGCAACCATAGATACAGACCAGCACGCCATCGGCAAAGACCGCAAAGCAGCAATCCTTTTCAGAGTTATGCACCGAGGCTACCACACAATCTAAAGTCCCTAAATTAGTGACAGCCTCGATCTCATCAGCATCAATCTGACGCATGTTATCGGTCAGCTCAACCATATCCTCGTAAGTAGGAAAGCGCTTAGTGACCTTAACCGCCAACGGACACCTCGGTAGTAATATCGACGACCGTTAAGGGCAGAGGATCAGACTGTCTAATGGTGACGCGACCTGATGGGTTATAACTGGAAGTCACAAACAAGGGAATCTCATCAGTGATTAAGTCCGGCGCTGTACCGGGTGATTCATAATGCCGAGTCTTAACGGGCGTTAAGTGTGAGGTATCAGGGCCTGCACTAAATCCACCAGAGTTATAGACGCGCACCCAAATCTTATTGATATTCTTAATGCGAGACTGACCTAGAGTAGCATCGCCAATAATAGCCGCAGGCGTAGTCGTTAAGTCAGCGGTAATCGGTAAGCCTATCTGTGCCTTACTAACAGCAAAGGGTAGGGTAATCGCACCGCCAGTCACTACTTGCTGAGGCATGACTGCACCATCGCCTAGAATAGCCACTGTTTGCCCTTCCAAGAACCCCAGACCAGTAATAGTGGTTGTTGATACGCCGTTATACGTTAAGCCACAGTCTACAAAAAAAGCATCTTTAGGATCAGTGAAGAAGCGCGTATGTAGCATTTCAATGTAGCGCTTAGTTACGCCATTGATAGTGCGCTTAACGATGACATAAAGCACATCAGCATTATTTTCAGTGACGGTAACGCAAGATTCAAATGTACCCCCTACTGTATCGTGTTTATGCCATGCTGAGACTTGTTGCTCAGGCACGTAGGTCAAACCTAATAATGAGCCTGAGCTATTAATTACCCAAATGATAGGTGTAGGCGCTCTTGATAAAATAAAGTCGGTAATGGTGGTGTAGTCAAACAAATGCGGAGCTAGTAAGCATAGGTCATTAGAGACATAACCTGAACTCTGCCATGAATAAGCCATTTCTCCAATATGGCCGCCTTGAGCCTGTGGATAGAGAATATATTTATTAACAAAAACAGGTGCTATTAACGACGTACCATTCTGTGTTTGAGTCTTAATGTTTAAGGATGCTGCAGTTAAAGCACTGCCTGAGTCAGCGCTGACACTCCACTCAGTCGAGGCAGTCAAGACTAATAAATCAGCCTGACTGGGCAATAGATGACGGATCGCATTCGCTTTCTGTGCCGCTATTTTAAATCGCAAGGCATCACTACCTTGGCTAGGGATAGAGTAAGCAATATTGTAATCAGAGGATGACTGCGTGGACCAAATGTTTTGCGGCTGATTAATTGTACCGGCAAAGAAACGGCGCTGCTGAAAATAACAGACTGACGAAGGATAGTTACCCGCCGAAGCAAAGATCGCATCAGTAATCGGTAAAGTCTTTGTTAAGTCAGCTAGGATATTGTCATCAGTTAAGGTCAAGCCTGATGTCTGGCCGATATAAGCGTAAGTACCTGAAGCATACTTATAGACGTTATAGCGAATAGATCCGGTAACTGCACTCCAGGTAATAGTATTATAGTTTCCTGAAATCGTTAAATCATTACTGACCGTGCCAGTAGCTGTTGATGCGGGAGACTCTTCATAACCCAAACTATTCAAAGCCGTAATAACATACTTGAATGTTTGAGTAACACCGGTTGTAGGTCTTGTCGCTACGACTGCCGCACCTGTTGGCGCTAATGTTTGTGAAGCAAAGGCAATATTAGTTAGCGTCCAATTAAGATTCGATAGTCTCTTGAGTTCTTTAGGTGGGTAATTTTGATGGACTATTGTAATAACATCACCAGACTGCACATACTTAATAGTCGATAAATCGTCCTGCGCGTAGGAATGAGCAATCTCATAAGGTACGCCACCATTCATCAATGTAGCGCCTGCCGAATGGAATCTAAAGTAGCCAGCACCCATCTCAATAACAAAAGTCTGTGAAGATGAGAAGGAAAATTGAATTAGCCTGGTAAAGTTAGCAGACGTCTTAACTTCATTGACATACTGAAAGCCCGGTCGATTAGAGGCGACGCCATGAGGCATGACGATAAAGTTTCGGCAAGTATCTAAGCCAGCCTGTACCTTAGAGATATCAAGACGCCCAAACAATTCACGGGATATTTCACCGCCACTAAAACTACTCTTTAAGACTCTGACGTTAGGCACGGGCAGCTATCCCCGCTGGTGCTGGGATTGGGAATACTTTTCTGTTCTGAGTATCTGAATCTTTAGCGTTCTTAAGCGCCATACCATAAGCCTGCATACATTTCATGCTAGCCGAAACACCCACATCACTTTTAAGCATAATGCCAGCAAGGTTAGCAGCTAGCTTCCATGCAAGAGCGTCAATAAAGGAGGGAGGGAATACGGCGGTATTGGTTGTATAAGCAGCATATTTAAGCATAGCGTTCTCTTGATTCGCATAGAGTACGCTATTACCATCGCTATCAGACTCCATCGAGTAATCCTGCTGATTGCCGTGCGTCGCCAGTCTATTCATATAACTAGCTTTGCTGCCGTCACCATAAATACTAGACGTGGTCGCATTGCTTGGGAATCCGCCGTAGTTGACGTCGCCCACCGCCGTTGAATCATAAAGCGCGATGACGTTAATCATGTCACTAGGCAGTTCGTAGCAATAGTCCCATAAGCTCGTAGGATTAGTCGCTAGCGCTAAGGTAACTATCTTGCTATTAAAACCCCAATTATGGTCATCGAGGACGGCAGATAACGACATTGGATAGAATCTAGCACAATAACCAGCCTGAGCCGATTGATCGGGAGGATTGATGCTTACTACATTAGCCTCATCACCAAGACGAGCCAGAGCAAGGTTGCAAATATCGACATCTGAACTCATCTAATTATCCTTTTTAAAGCGCTAATAATTCTTCTTTGGTAAAGCCAAAGCGTTCGATAGTGACTAAATCCTCGACGTCAATCCAGATAGGTTCTAATACTTCACCCACATATTCAGGTTTATTGTAGTCATCAGGATAAGATTGACTGTCTGCTCTATAAGTCATTGAACCTTTTAGTAGAGAAATAAATTCATCATGAGCTGGTGTGCCCGCTAATGAGTCTAAATCTTCTCTTGTATTAATGATTTGCATAGTCATATTTTTTATCCAGCCAGTTAAATAAGTTGTGAGTATCAGCCCAGCCCGCATGACCACGCCATGAGGCTAAGAATTTGGTTAAATTTTCTGTTTCGTTATATTCAATAAATCGCTTAATCTTTTGCTTTGCACGTAATGCTGAGTCTTTTCTAATCAATTTATGGGTTGGCCACACGCGATACCCAAGGAAGTTAATGCCTCTATTGACACTGGCACATTCCCACTTACTAATGGATAGATTCAGGTTATCTTTTGAGAACACCTCAATCCTTTTAAAGTCATCACGTAACTTATCAGGGTCATTACCTAGTATGACCACATCATCCATGTATCTAGCCCAGCGCCTGTGCTTTAGCTCATGGTGAATAAAGTTATCTAGTTGTGAGCCGTAGACATTAGCAAACAACTGACTGGTTAGGCTGCCAATTGGAATACCAACATTACCCGGTATCACTAGCTGTTTAATAATGCTTAGCGTTCTAGCACAACCAATCTTTCTCTCTATCATAGCCAGTAATAATGTATGATCCACACTAGGAAAGAACTTACTGTAATCTGTCTTTAAGTAATAGGTAGGGATAGGCGCTTTTCTAAGCTCTGATTGAATATACCGAACCCCAGCGTGAGTGCCTCTACCAACCCTGCACGCATACGTATTAGGCAAAAACATAGCCTCAAAAATATCACCAACCACCGCCATAAGTGCGTGCTGTGCTAATCTATCCTTGAACTCTAAGGCTGAAATCAAGCGCTGCTTAGGTTCAAATACATAGAACTGTTTATACTTACCTACTTGATAACTACCTTCTAGTAATTCTTGAGATAGCCTAGCCAAGTTAAGTGACTTATATTCTTTAAACTCCAGATAACCAAAGCTCATGCGTTTTGCACAAGCTGTCCTCTTAAAGGCTAGCTCCATATTTTCTGGACTAGCGATACGCTCGATTAAGTTTCTATGCGCTTTCAAGCCAGTAGCCCTGTTCAAACGATATTACTAAGGGCATCCTGAACCGTGAAAAGTATTTGCCGAAGCAGGACACAATGGCTGACCACATACATAGTGATCGGCTTGCAATGCCGTAGCGATTGCAAAGCGTAGGAAATAATGTCGTCACGACACCGCGAGAACCGATGTTGTTGTTCGAGTTCGTCGGCGAGTTGTTCCAGTTCGAGTAACGCGAACCTGCGTTCACTCCATTACTCCAGTTACCTCCAAAGTTCACGGTGTTTTACCCATTATGCCCTTTACGCTTAGTAATCCATGACCCTAGCATAGCCCCCACCTCCGCAAGCATCATCAAGACTACTTGGTGCTGGTGAGGTGTTATGCCGCGTGTACTCGGTATTACTAAGAAACGTAACCAAAACCGCAGTTGCGCTAAGCCTGCATCTGCGTCATATATTTTACTGACTTGATTGCTCTTACCAGCTATATAAAATAACTCAGCTTGAGTAAACAAAGACTGTAAAAACATATCTCTAACTACCCCATGCTTCCTCGGTAAAGACTGAATAATGGGGTATAAATAATGGATCACCGCTTCGTACTTCTCGATGATCGCCATTTGATTATAATTAACAACCGCTTGCTGTACTGGCTGCATTCTAAAGGCTCGTGGCTTTCGCCACTTTAATCAAGCAACAGGTGGTCAACGACACCGCGAGAACCGAGGCTGTTGTTCGAGGACGTCGGCGAGATGACCCAGCTCGAGAAACGCGAACCTGCGAGCACTCCAAGACTCCAGGAACCTCCAAAGTACACGGTGTTAGGTAACTGATAAGTCTGACCGCGACCAGTCGTATTAGCTACCCATCCTGCCGCAGCTGCGCCACCACCAAAGTCTTTGCCCCAAACATCCATTACGCCTGTAGATTGCATAACACCCCATCGAGACGTGTAGGCGGCATTTAGGATGGTTGATATTTGATCTGTACCAATAGAACTTGCTTCTGTTGTGCCATAAGCTAACGCTGCATATTCTTGATAGCTGGCAGAGCGTTTACCGTTAGCCGCTAAGACCTCATTAGCTTCCCACCACGTCAGTGTTGTATAGGCTGTTGAACCATTACCACCAAACTTAGTCGGTACTTTTGGAGGACTAGAGCCATCAGCAATAGTGACGTTATATTTAGACGTACCGTTAGTATCAGGATCGGTATTAGTTAGATAAATATCAGCCCAGAAATTACCAGCAACTAAGGTCATACCGCGAGGATCATTACATGCTGGTCTGAATTTTAAATCCCATAATGAGTAGGCGTTGATGTAAGGCGTAGTATTACCACCTGACTGAGCAGTTGCATTACCACCTGGAGCGTAATGGAAACCACCGATCTTACGGCTTGTAGAAGTGGTATAACCAGTCGGTGTAGTAAAGTTAGCATCTGCTCTAATCGTGCCATCGGCACACGCATAGATCGCATAATCAGTACCTGTTGTTGCCGACGGCATAGCGACGACAGTTCCAGTCGTGTAAGCATAGCAAGCGCCACCGACTTCAACCCATAAGTTAGCCTGAGTCGATACAGCAAAAGCCGCTGTTACTGTGAAGGCTACGGATGATGGGGCGTCTTTTCTAAACTCACCACGAACGAATGGTCCAGTTACTACACCCGTGAAAGTAGGTGAGGCTATTGGAGCAAATCCAGCAATACTAGCACCAGAAGGAATAGTTACTACACCCGTGAAAGTAGGTGAGGCTATTGGAGCAACCACCCCAGCAGGGAGATTATTTAAATCTTGACGCAGTAGCGGAAAGCCACCAGCAGTAGCGCCATCATGGACGACTACTGTTTTTTTATCAGTATCAATAGTTAATTCACGTAATGCGCCGGTAAAAGTAGTGTGCTGAGCTGTTGTGCCACCTCTGCGTTGTATTTGATCTGACATAAAATATAAACTCCGGGTTAAGGCACAGTGCCAAAATTAAAAGATGCGGTTGCGTCTGATGCTAAGTTGATACATCGAGACGATGATTCATTAGTAAATGTTGCTTGAGAAATGTTACCCATATCCCAGCCACCACTCACGTAAATTGAAGTAAATGTTACTGCTTTGCTTGATGGGAAAAATAAATCAATATAGTTTGCTAAAGCTATTGCTGATGGCGCTGTGGCGGATATAGCTGAATTCGCCGCCGCAGTTGCAGATAACGCCGCCGCAGATCGTGATGACGTGCAGCTTACTGATAGCGCTGAAACAGATGCTACTGAATTTGCCGCAGCTAAAGCATAAGCTGCAGCCTGACTTGTTGCTGTTACAGTAGCAGATATTATTGTACCGGCTGCACTAGATGCCGAATTTGCTGCAGCTAAAGCATAAGCTGCAGCTGTTGTAGCAGATAACGCTGCTTGTGCTAAATAATCAGAAATATAAGCACCTGGCGAACCTATCGAAGAAACTGAAATCTGAAAGGTTCTGCTCATTTGCTCAGCAAGTTGTTGAACCTGAATAACGACTCTATCTAGTGCATCATTAATCGATTGCGGATAAAATCCACCTGAATTAGTTAATGCTAAATTTTGTGTATTTGCGACTTGAGACGTCAAAGTAATATAAGTAGCTGCTGCTGGCGTCCATAACAAAGTAACAACGCCACCTGGAGCTGCATTCTGATCTGCATTTAAGCTAATACTGTAATCAGATCCTAATACCAAAGAGGACTGCGCCGATACTGAATTAAGATAAGTAACCAATACATCAGTAGTAACAAATACTTTGAAAGTAAAAGGAAATAAAGTATTAACCCCATTGCCTTGGCTAGGACCAGCTTTTCGAATCGTGGTATTTTGTATTGTCATTAGCTAGACCAGTGTCCTGTTTGTAGGTAATAAATGATAGCGCCAGCGATACCTAAGACTGACCACTGTGTTAGGGTTTTAGCCGCTTCCCACATTAATTCTTTGCGAGCGCGCTGTAAGTTAATCTGCTCTCTGATCCATTCGTGTTCTTCAATATGAAGCTGTTGATCGACATGTGATCTATCTTCTAGTATCTCTTCAAGCATTGTTCTAAGGTCATCCCTATCAATATTCATTTTCCTATCCCACAATTACGATTAACGAATGACCAGCATGATTGCGCATACGCAGCTACTTGATCGGCTGCGAGGGCTTGGGATAAAAGAAAGTCTGTAAGTCCTGCTGAAAGCTCGGCAGGTTCGGCTGAGCGAGCAGAGATACTGGCAGTTGAATTTGTTGACACGGGGCAATCACTGTTTTTAGCACCGGGGTCGAACAAGCGCTTAGACTTAAGAGCGTCGTGATAAGCATTGATCGTTGTAATTGACTGGGCATGTGATAATTCCAAGTTAGTGTTTGCCTCTTTAGCGACTATCTGAGCCTGTACTACTCGTTCTTGACTACTAGCTAATGCGCTAGTTGCTTGGTCATTACTAGCTTGAATAGCCTGGTGTAACTCGCTAATAGCAGCGCTATCTATCTTGTAAGCAACACCAAAGCCAGCACCAAAACTAAAGACGCCTATAATAAGTAGCGCATAGATCATTCTGCCGGCCTATTGGTCGCATGTTTAAAATTAAAGGCTATCCAGTTGATAGCAGCATGAGCCTTTGCTAAGGTTGACTCTCCATCAGGAGGAGGCATAAAGGCTGCAAGTACAGAAGCACCCGCTATAATTTGAGGAATAAGTGTTGATAAGCTAGTCAACATAGCTGAAAGCGCATCCATAATGCCTGTTGTAAACTGTATGATTTCAATCATTAGGGATGGACTCTTTTGGTTAGAAAAACCCCCCACGTTAGCAGGGGGCATGGTCTTTATTTCTTTGGTTCTACGATCAACTCTAAGTTGTCAGCTACTTCGGACTTATCATCAAGCTCGATGATTTCACCCTCTGCAACTAACGCATCATTAATAAAACTTTGAACCAATACTTTGTAACGTGCCATAAATAGTCCTTATAAAAGTGCAAAACCGCTTGGATAGGACTTTTGGCCGTCTTGGATCTCAATACCAAAGTCACCGAAAACCGATCCAGCAGTAGTAGTACCTACACTGATATAACGTAAACCCATATAACGCTGACCTTTAGAGCCAATGACTGGGTTGATGTCACATGCAAAGCGTGCGCCTAGCGTTAAAGAAGCTACTGCAATAGGGCCAGTTGAACCCAATACTGTTACACCAGTTGTTAAAGCCGCATCAGATGCTGAGATAACTTGCATTTCAATAGATGTTCCACCTACTGCCGCTACAGTATATTCAAAGCGTCCAACTACATCAGAGCCTTCACCAATGTCACGAGCAACACCAAGGTCCACTGTATTTGTGCTAAGTACGGAAGTACCGACACTAAATACTGGTTGACCTGAGATAACACCAGTGGCAGAGATTGCGCCTGATAATAATAAGTTATTGTCTACATAAGCCATGACTACACCACTCTCGCTTCTGTGTTTAAGATTTGGTCAACACGACGCAATGGCACACCTTCGAAAGTGCTCCAGCTCGTTGGTGTACCGAATTGATTTAGACCGCTGTTAATGTCTAAGACGTTTTGTGATTTGTTCAACGCTTGTATTCTTAACATTGAGTAAACTGTTCTGTTCATATAGAAAGCAGGACGGCCCATACCAAGATTAGGGATACGGTCTAAAGCGCGTGACATCAATTTGATAATGTCAGCAGCTGAAGATTCAGCAACTAAGTTAGCTGTGTTGATGTTACAAATACGAACGACATAACGCCAATCTTTAACAACTAAGCCATTCTTCCATTGGTAATGAGTTTGGAAAGCTTGGTAAGGGTTAGAGTTAGCATCGTACACAACCAATTCACCTTGATCGTCATGAGCCAAACCAGCTTTTGAACCTTTAGGGAATGTGCAGAAAGTAGTGTTGTCACCCCATACCACTAAATAAATAGAAGTATTGTTAGTAGAAACACCACCAGCGTCTAAGACGTTTTGAGCATTACCAGCACCAGAGATAGCACCATAACGTGGAGCTAAACCTAGATACTGACGTGGGTCAGTTGCAGGATTACCGTACAATAATGTACTAGCTTGAGCTTGGTTCATTGCTTCCAAGAACGCAGAATCTTCTGACATTCTAAAAGCATTGGTGTTGCCGTTTAGTAAAGCTAAGTCTTTATCGATCTTAGCGTAGGCTTCCAACATGCCGATCGACTCATCTACTTGCGCAGTGGTTGATTTGCTTGTTGGAATACCTTGGTTGATCGAGCGCCAGTAGGCAGTCGGTAAACCAGTACGGATGATGACACGGTGTCCAGTGGGTAAGTTACCTTCTTGGAATACCGCATCTTCTAAAATTTCGTTAGATTGCGACAAAAGCTCTGCTACCGCAGGAACCTTGCCATCGGGGTCAAGACGCTTGGCCCAATCTGCCAATGTTAAAGCGCCAGTTGCTAAAGTTGCCATTTATATTTCCTATTGTGGATAAAGTCGATCAGCCAGTGATGACGTAGCAGATGGGCCTTTACCCCCAGGTACTAAGTTATCTTCTGACATTGCTTTGCCTGCTCGATAGAAAGCACGGATCATCTCAGGATGATTACCAATGCCGGTTGAATCGAGTAGAGCTTTTAGTTCAGGCGTTGCAAAAGCGTTAATCGCTTTGCCTGCGATAGCCAGGTTCTCGTCCATTTTTGCACCGCCAAACTCTTTATCAGAGCGTGACGCTTCAGCCCATTCATTGTGGACTTGTGCCTGTGCTGCTTGATGATCTGCCATAACTTTGGTTCTCATCAATCCGCCCATATCCGTCAGGTGTTGTGCTTGCTTCTGAGTTAATCCTGCTTCCTTAGCCGCACTTTTAAATGCGTCTTGGATAGTTTCGTCAACTACTGTGCCTTCTGGATAAGTAAAATCTGTGTAATCTGCTTGCTCTACAGGCGCTTCAGGCGCTGATTCTGCTAGCAGTGTGGCTTCTGTTGCTACAATAACGGCATCTGTTGCAACTTCTTCAGTCGTCGATGCTATTTCTTCGGTCATTAGTCTGTTCCGTCAAGAGTTGTATATATAAGTCTGGGCAGCTATTAAACTGATCCAGTACCCAAAGCCCGATTACCCGCTTGCCTTCTTTATGTGCAGCGGTCAAGCCTTCACCGGTAAAGCTCGTTTGAAAGACACCACATTCACCCATAAGTCGCCTAAGTAAGCGACGACCTTCTGGTAAAGTAGCAATGGCTTGAAAGTCTTGCGACTCGACTGCCATCTGAATCTTTCTAAGCTGTTCACGTTGCGCTCGTAAATCTTCATCCATAGCGTAACTTGAATGATTACTTGTCATCCGCACCATAGAGCAGATTAGCTGCGTTCTTAAGTGTAGACCCGGTTGTCAAACCCATATCAGTAATCTGTAAACAGATACTGACGTCAGTGCCTTTATCATCTCCATCACGTTCTAATGATTCAGTTGCAGAGGTGACGATAGCAATAGCTTGTAGAGTGACTTGTGTGCCAGCCTTCAATGCTTTAGAGATACCTAACGCCTCGCACTGGTCATCATCTAAATGAAGTGTCAAGCCGTAACCATACTTAGCCGACATACAGTAAGCAGCATCGCCCATGTCGTCGCTTTCTTTCTTCATGCTCATCATTTTCATGTTAGTCGCCAACGGTTGAAAGTAATTGTCTAGCCATTTTGCTGTTGTCCGTTCATTTTGGCTAGCATGTCACCAGAGGCTGTGCCGGGTTGAGTTGAAGTTTGTCCGAGATTCTTGGCGGCTTGTGACATTTCCATCAGCTGCGCCTGTTTTTGTTGCTGTGCTTGAGCTTGCGCTCGTTGTTGACGTATTAAGCCAACTTGCTCGCCACTAATAATGAGTTCTGGATCAATACCCAGCTTGTCTGAGTAAACGTCTACCCAATGGTCTGGATCAAACTTGTCAAGAACATCAGGGCGTAAAGTTGCGATCTGTCCCATTGACGAGACAAATCGGTCAATACCATTGACTGACACAGCCTTTTGAGCCTGAGCCAACATAGATACATATTCGATATTAAGATCATGGCCCGCTAACTCTTCAGGAGGTGGTGGTAACATACCAGCGGTCAGTAGCCGCTCGAATACTGTCTCGATCAGTGGATCAAGTAGCTCATTATTTAAGCGCTCAACTACTGGACCTAGCATCAGCATCTTCTCTTCATTACGCGCAGCAACTTCGGTTGCGGTCATGCGAGTGTCTTGCTGACTAATAGCCATGAAGATGTCAGAGAAGAACGCCCCATTAATACGGGTACGCACATCTTGAATATCCATAAGCAAGGTTTGCAGATTAAGATTGACCTCGAAGGCTGTCTTAACGCCTTGAGTACCAGACGACGCATCGTAATAAGAGATACCACCAGGGAATAGCTCGATCTCTCTATTTTTCATACTCGATGGCACTTGAATAGGGGGATTAGCTTGATAGTCGATAGCTTGAGACTTTCTGAACTGCTGTGCTTGTAACTGTTTAATGTCGCCTAGAGCTTCCATGCCTGGGGAAACACCATAGATATCGCCACCAACTGTAGTCCATCGAGGTGATACGCAAGGGAATGTCTGATAACCTGATTCGCGTAGAACCTTCTTATCACCGGCATTACGTTCGAAGTACACAGACTTAAACGGCATATTAAGATTGTCTTTCTTAGACTGATCTCGATCGGATCTTGGCTCGATAGCGTGAATCAATGTCACCCACTGATCCAGACTGCCGCGCTGATAGGCAGACTTCACGACACTTGAGCAATTCTCTAAGCCAAACTCTCCAACGATCTCAGCGACCGTCTTGTCAAACTCTCTATATAAAGTATTAACCTCACCCTTCCAGTCTGTCGTGATGGCATACTCACCAATAGTGAAAGGATGTAGATGGATAACATTGTTATAATCTTCAGCGATTAAAGCAGAGGCTGTACCAAATGCGCCCAACTCTTCATACATTGAATGTAAGACGCGGTAACAGTTTGATTTAGCCAGCACATCACTGACTTGATCTGATACAGCATTCAGCCATATTTTAACCGGCTGAAACTCCATCAAGTCTGTATCGGTAACAGATAACCTAAACCAAGGTCTTGATGGCGATGTCATGCCCGACATCATGCCAGCAGCTAAGACTCTAAGCGCCCTAGTGCCAGTTGAATCATAAATAGTATTGTGTCGTTTAAAGCCCTTGTTTCTATCGCCTATGAAATAGCGGCCATTGACCGGTAGTAAGTTTCGACTCACATCCGACCAGTGCTGTAACCAAGTCGAGCGCTCCATTTTAAGGGCGCTCCATCGGCTATTAAGTAGCTTAATTTCTTCTGACACTTATGCGCCTAGCAGAGTCTTTTTAGCTAAAGTACCGGCAGCAACTGGATCACCTTGACCGCCAGTTAATAGAGTAGTAGTTACACCGCCTCCACCTTGAGCTACGTTCTGAGTACCTACATCAGCTACAACAGCCTTAACATCGGGCGCATGAGCTAATTGAGGTGGTGGTGGTGGCGGCGCTGGTGCTGGTATGCTAGGAGCTGATGAACACATAGTCGAATCTCACTTTTAAAGTTAATGAGAGTCTAACGTGTCAATCGGCTATCATCCGCACGGACTACTTATGTAAGCGCTCACTAAATCGAGTGCGTTCTTTGATAATGTCGCGAATAGTCGACTTAGAACATTCAAACTTTTCAGCTAACTGTTGATAGCTAAACGATCCAGTATCATAAGCCGCTCTTATAGTTGCACAGTCATCATCTGATAGTGTAGCTTTCGGATGGTTCTCGCCACAGGCTCTGCCAGATCCTGCGCCCGTCTTTAGCATTAGCCATTCTGGTATATTGACGACGGTCCAGGCTATTACTTTTAAGTCTGGTGTGAATATGCCAATAACTGAATCGCCAGACTCTAGCATCATCAAGCATGGATAAGACAAGGGTACTGCACAGTGTGAAGCTCTGAGCCATTTTATCATTGAGTTCTACTCGCAAAGGGATCATGTCCACGCATAGCGTCCGTGCGCGGTCTGTTACTGGAATGATGTGAAGATGATTTGGGGACTACAGGAAATGAGAAGGTTAGTGCTAAAGCATCGCCAATATCAGGGGAGGGTAGGCCGCGCTTCTTAATCTCATCTTTAGACTCTAATTGAATCTTCCCGGCAGAGTTATAAAAGTAAGTCGGTGATGCTAAGTCCTGCTTAAGACCTTGATCGTTTGGTATACAGCCCCCGCTAGTAAGCCAGTCTCTTAACTCGCACCATATTTCAGCACGCTTATTAAGATAGCGACCATCAGTAGGTTTGCCGGCAAAGGCTACCTCTGTTACCTCGTGTCCAAGCTGCCTAAGTCTGTCGATGACACCAGAACCAGCACCGGCATCGATAAACACAGCATCAGGGTTATGCTCCATGATTTCAGAGGCTACCCGTTGAGCCAATGCCATATTGTCTATGCCACGCAGAATGATGGGCTTATAAGTTGACAACCCTTGACGCATAAAGATGACTGATCGATCATCACCAAAACGGGCAGGATCGACGCCTAGTATCTTAGGGGCATAGACAATATCTCTATCCGGTATTGTCCGAGTCGCCCCCGCTTCAACATCAGACAATGACATTAGTTGATTGTCACCAGCTGCAGTAAAGTCACATAGATACTCTCTAGCGAATGAAGTCTCAGCCATATCTCGGCGTAACCTTTCAACCTCGGCCTCATCGAGTGAATGAGTGTCGTAAACGGTGTATCTAGCTGAATACCAATCATCATAGCTGTCAGCTCTAAAATAAAGCTCACTGAATAGATTGATCCCACTTGGTGTACCAATGAACAGCGCCCAGCCTAGCCTATCTGATAATGCAGGCTGAATAATGTCTTGCCAAACCTCTGGCTTAATCTGTGCCACCTCATCAATGACAATGCCATCAAGTCTAACTCCACGCATCGCATCAGGATTATCACCACCAAAAATACGAATAAGACAGTTGTTAGCAACAATCTGCACTGATAGCTCTGATTCATTAATAATGACAGCACCATGAGGCACTAAGGGCGAAACCTTCTGCTTAAGCCGTGACCAGGCAATCGCTTTGGCTTGCTTTAAAAACGGAGCGACATAGAAGAACTGTCCCATCTCTTTGTCAAAGCGCATAGCAGCATCGAGTATCTCCATGATAGCAAGCTCAGTCTTACCGGCACGACGATGTAACGCCAATACTGTGAAGCGCCTACGATTTGAATGACACTCTCTCTGCCAGTCTCTGGGATAATAGTTCAGTCTAATCGGCTGCATTGACGCCCGTAATGACTTGCAAGGTCTGGCCTCCTGAATGCTCGATCTTGTCTACAAACATCTTTTTATACTTGCCTAGCAATTCACAGGCTTTAAGTGCAGCAGCAGAATTAATCATCTTGCCAGACTCATCAGTAATCATTGAGTTTTGCATGATTAAATCAATATCATTCAATATCTTTTCAACCGTCAAACCTACTGCTTCAGATCGTTCTGCTTGTAATTCTGCTATCGAATTTTGTATACCAACATTCACCATCAACCTAGGGCCAGTCTTATTTGCAGTCCTAGCAGAGTAGCCTGCTCTAATAGCCGCTTGAGTCGCATTCAAGTCTATTAAGTATTCTTCAACAAAACGGCTCTGTCTTGGATTTAATATCATGATTCAACCATACTCTGTCTAAGCCATATCTTCCGCACTATCGATTCCTTTCAAGCTCTTCTAGCTCCTTATTGAGATACCATCGAGCTTTCTGTAAATCCTCTAGCTTGTTACCTTTATGATCTGCCCTTGAAATGTATTTGATCGTGTTACCAAGACAGTAAGATAGCTTCCATGCTCCTATAACTTCTATAGGTTGAATCGCACTTTGAGTGTAATGAGCTGGATGGTTGATGTTATCAATTTGATTGTTCATATTATTCCTAACATTTGTGGATTAACGATGTGCCTTCCAACTTCACCGAAGTCTTTGTGCATAATGATTGCTTTCATATCCCTACCAGATCGGTACCCTGCATTAGCTGCATAAGCATCGAGTGGCGCTAGTACCCTAAAACTCTCTGTCTTGCATCCTGTGAACTCTTTGACTGAATCATGATGGATATGTCCGGTCCACCAATACCTAAACTCTGTATCGCCCCAGTCTTTAGATCTATCTGTTGCCATAATCATCGGCAACTTTTCACTCTTAACTTTGTCGCCATGATGAGTGCCGATTAAGACCTTACCGAATCGATAATAATGAAAGTGTGAAGGTGATCGATCTATAGTGACGCGAGGTTCATGCTCATATAAATTATGAAAACATTCCATCAAGAAGATTGAGCTTGAGGGGTCATGGTTGCCTATCTCAATGATGACATGAACCTTTTGATGCTTTAGTAAGCATTGAGCAATCATATATCTGAGTGTTTTGATAGCAGCTCTAACCATTTTTGGGAACCGGCTATCTGCGTCGAGTAAATTCTTGTGTGCAGGAGTGACAGCCTCAAAACTGTCGTAGTGCATAAAGTCGCCAAGGATTGCAATTAACCCTGTTTCAGCTTGTGGTGCTGAGTCGATGAGATAATCGATTGAGCTTCTTAGTAAGTTTTCTGCTATAGATAAATCGTAATCATCGCCCGTCTCTTCATGCCAGGACAACATGCCGAAATGATGATCGCCTACTGGGTAGCACGCTAAAAGACTATCAT